TAGAGGTGAACACCCCGGAGGGCTGGGAGACCGTCGAGGACGTGAAGGGCTTCCGGATCGACGAGGAGCAGAACCTGATCATGTGGCGTGGGCCGGCCGAGGGGCAGGACCCGAAGGGCTGGACCGATGTGGCGTTCTACGTGCGCGGTCACTGGCTCTCCTGCCTGCGAGTCGAGGTGGCTGGTGACTGACCAGGTCCGGCCCAGCGTCGGCGAGACCGTGCACTACGTCTCGTACGGCTCTGCGGACGGTCGGTACGAGTCCACCTGCCGGGCCGCGATCGTGACCGAGACTCACCCCACCTACCAGGACCCCACCTCGCGTGGGCTCGCAGTGCTGAACCCGACTGGTGTGTTCTTCGACCGGGACTGCCGGCAGAGCGAGGGAGACCACACCGGAGGCACGTGGCACTGGCCATGTGTCCCCACCCCGAAGTCTGAGGAGAAGTACTGATGCCGAACCCCAAGATCGTGGACGCCTCGGAGGTCAAGCGCCAGCCGCGCAAGGCCCCGGCCACCCGGATGATCGAGGCCCTCCCGCCTGGTCTGCTGACCGCGCGTCAGGTGGCCGAGCGGTTCGAGGTGAACATCGAGACCATCCGTCGTCTGGCGCGCGCGAAGGACAGCGAGGGCAACGACAGGTTCACTGCACCGTCCAAGGCGGCGAAGTCGGGTGAGTTGATCATCTGGGTCTACACCGAGGACGACATCAACGAGCTGGCCGAGTACTTCGGCGAGCGCGTCCCGAAGAAGAACAAGAGAGGAGGGAAGTGAACGAGCCCATCAAGGTAGGAACAGGTCACTACGAGCTGTACGAGGGCGACCAGATCACGGTGGGGATGACCCACGAGATCAAGGTCGGCTACGACAAGTCGTGGGTGAAGTACGAAGCGATCACCAAGCTTCGTCCTGGAGAGGCAGCAGACGACGCAAGGACTAGGGCCATCGGCCATGTCAACGAGAGCGTCATGAGAGCAGTAGCCCAAGCAGTAGAGACAGTACGGAGGTTCAACGCATGAGGTTCGGAAAGTCGGCAGAGGAAGCTGCGGCAGAGCCTGGCCGCGGTGGTGGTGGAGGCGACTTCATCAAGTACCTGAAGGAGGGCGACAACACCGTCCGCATCCTCCAGGAGCCCACGGAGTGGAAGTACTACTGGGAGCACTTCTCCCCAGCGGGCTTCTCCTTCCCGTGCCCGCGGGACAAGGACGACCCGTTGGACATGTGCCCTGGGTGTTCCAGCGACAACGAGAAGATGAAGAAGGTGAACCGCCGGATCGCCTTCAACGTGCTGCACTCGTTCAACGGGCAGGAGTACGTGGACGCGATGAAGATCGGGCCGATGGTGGCCGACAAGCTGGACAACCGCTTCAAGAGGTTCGGCACAGTCACCGACCGCGACTACACGATCACGAAGTACAAGACCTCGGGTGACCGCTGGGACTTCGACGTGGAGGGGAACACGGTGACCCCGATCGACCTCCGCAAGGAGGACTGGAAGGACATCGAGGCCCTGCTCCAGCAGGCCTGGGACGACGCCTGGGGTGACCCGAACCAGGCGGCTGCGAACCGTCAGGCCACCGAGGCCAAGCGCCCGACCATCGCTCCTGCGCCGAAGGTGCAGTCGGAGGAGCCCCCTTTTGAGGAGGAGAAGGTTTACAACGAGGCGGACCTTCGCCAGATGGACCACACAGCCCTCGTGCAGCTGATCAACAACGAGATGAAGATGGTCCCACCGTCGACTCTCACGACCTCTGACGCCGTCGTCGACTGGCTGATGGAGCTCCAGAGCTGATGAAGATCATCCCGACTCCCAGGTGGCGGGTGGTACCCACGCCCGCCCCTGGGTGGTGGTCCCTGCACACCCACTCCCGGTACTCGGTCAACGACGCGATGGCCTCGGTGCCGGCGATCGTGGCGAAGGTGGCTGCGATGGGCCAGAGGGCTGTGGGTCTGCAGGACCACGGAAACATGGCGGCGAGTGTGGAGCTCTACCAGGAGTGCAAGAAGCACGGGATCACCCCGTTCCCTGGCTCAGAGCTCTACTTCGTCCCCGACACCGCGGCCTACCGCGCGGTGCGGGCGAGCAAGAAGGAGGGCCGGGACAAGGCCACGATGTTTCACATGGGCGTGAGCGCCTACACCACCGAGGGCTACACGAACCTGGTCAACCTCAGCACTCGTTCACACCTGAACCACCACTACAAGCCGCTGGTGGACTACCAGATGCTGGCCCAGCTGGCCGAGGACGGGAAGACCTCGGGGCTGGCCATCAACACCGGCTGCTACTACGGCTACCTCGCTCAGACCCTGCTGCACGAGGGCGAGGAGCCAGCCCTGAAGTTCCTGTACACCCTGTCGGAGTGGTTCCCTGGGTCGGTGTACGTGGAGATCCAGAATCACCACATCACACACGACGAGGGGACGAACGACGATGAGTTGGCTGAAGGCCTTGTGGTACTGGCTGACCGAGCTGGTCTTCCCGTGGTCATCACTCAGGACGCGCACTACCTCGACGAAGGAGACCGTGCCGATCATGACGGACTCAAACGGCTCGTCTCCTTCGGACCAGACCCCGACGACGCTGTTTTCCCAGGGGACGGCTTTCACGTATGTGATGCCCAGTGGATTGCAGACCGTCACGGTGAACGTCGCCTTGCGCGAGGAGTGGAAGGACTGGCAGATCTCCTCAGTCGCAACACACTCACGATCCCTGTCCTTGACTCTTACTCCTACTCGGTCCCGGAGGTAGTCGAGAACCCACAGAAGGCCATGCAGGCGCGGTGTGTGGCTGCCCTGGAGGGGATCTTCGCGCCGAAGCCGGTACCACCCCGGTACGCGAACCAGCTGCTCGAAGAGTTCAACGTCATCGAGGCCAGCGGGATGGCCGGCTACATGATGCTGGTCTCTCAGGTCACCGACTGGCTGCGCTCGAACGACGTGATGTTCCAGACCCGTGGGAGTGCTGCTGGCTCACTGGTGTGCTGGACGCTGGGCATCAGCAACGTCGACCCGATCAAGTGGAACCTGCGCTTCGAGCGCTTCCTGAGCAAGGACCGGACGAAGCCTCCGGATGTTGACCTGGACGTGGCTCACGACCGGCGCGACGATCTGCTGGCGATGCTGAACACGAGGTTCACAGCGCACCAGATCGGGTCGTGGGCCACCTACTCCCTGAACGAGACCGTGGACGTCGATGGCGAGACCCAGCGTGGGTCCCTGCGGGTGAGGTACTACTCGGCCTCGGGGAAGAAGGATGACGGGGCCTCCTCCTGGGCCGAGGTGCCAGAGGCCGACAAGGCGATGCTCACCTCGTTGAGCGACCGTCACTTGTACAAGGGCATGGGCACGAATGCCGCCGGCATCGTGCTCACCTCGACCCTGGAGGAGTTCCAGAAGCTGGTGCCGATGGCCTGGATGGCACGGTCCAACAACAAGGGCGGGTTCGTCACCCAGTACAGCAAGGACCAGATCGAGGCGCTGGGGCTGGTGAAGCTGGACGCACTCGGGAGCAAGACGCTCACGGTGCTGGACCACTGCATGCGCCTACTCGACCTGCCGATCAACCGCATCGCCGACATTGAGTACAAGGACGCGCCCACCTACAACCTCATCAGAAGTGGGTACACCGATGGTCTGTTCCAGCTGGAGGGCCGGAGCACCCAGTGGGGACTGAAGGACCTGAAGCCCACGAAGATCGCGGACGTGATCGCGGCGATGGCTCTGTTCCGCCCGGCCACCATGAACACCGGTGCCACCCGAGCGTTCATCGAGCGCAAGCACAACCGCCAGGCGCTGCCCCTGCGACACGAGCTGATCATGCGCGTCACCCGGGACACGCACGGGATCATGCTCTACCAGGAGCAGGTGATCGACCTGCTACGTGGGCTGGGGATGGACGCCGACAACCTGACCAGGTTCCTGAAGGCCGTGAAGGCCTCGAACAAGGACATCGACAGCGCCGGCGTGGTGATCGAGAGCTACCAGAAGTGGATCCATGAGCGCTGTGAGAGCGAGGGGATGAGCGATGTCGATCAGCAGTTCCTCCATGATGCGATTGCGGGCTTCGCTGAGTACGGCTTCAACCGCGCTCACGCGACTGTCTACGGCATCACGGCGTACCGCGCGAGCTATCTGGCTGCTCGTCACCCGCTTCAGTACCACACCGCGCTCCTGGGCGTCGCGAGCGAGGGCGACAGCAAGAAGGAGAACCGCTACCTCAAAACCACTCGCCGACGTGGGGTGCGTGTCCTGGCTCCCGAGATCAACCACTCAGGAGCTTCCTACACCGTCGACGAGACCCGTGGAGCCATCCGCCGGGGACTCCAGTCCATCGACGGAGTGGGGGCGATCAGTGCCGCTCGACTCGAAGCACTCCAGCCCTTCCGGGACCTGGACGATCTGGTCGAGCGAGCAGCCGCCCAGACCGTTTCTGGACACAAGGAGTACGACGGCAGCCCAGAGTCACTCACTGGTGTCTTGGGGAAGCTCTACGCCTCCGGATGCCTGACCGTACTGACCAACGTGAGGAGGATCCATGCACCGCTGCGAGGCGATGGTGGCACAGCAGAAGAAGGGGCGTAGGTACTACGAGGTGATGTTCGTGCCGTGTGGCGCGGAGAACGCTGAGCTCCACCACAAGGTCACCAGGGCGCGAGGTGGGCTGCTGCTGGACATCGCGCACGAGACCTACCACCAGCTGTACCTGTGCCGTGAGCACCACAACATGGCCCACGATGAGGGCACTGCGTTCGAGCGTGGGCTGCTGATCAGAGGCAGCGTGACCACGCACCTGGACGGGAAGCCGCTGTACTGCGGGCCCGATGAGTATCTGCTGGAGAAGTACGGAGAGGACGCGCGAGTCTGATGGAGTGGGAGGAAGGCCTGCGGATGGCGCAGTGGATGAAGGAACAGGACGCCAACATCAAGGCCGCGATCTTCCAGTGCCAGGCGAACCAGCACGGTGTGGTCGCCCTGATGTTCTCCAACGGCTGTCGGGAAGGGCGGATCGAGATCCTGGACGAGCCCTTCGGTGACGATGTGAGGGTGTACCCCGGATGAGCGAGTGGGAGCCCCCTGGGCTGCGGGATCTGGTCAAGCGGCTGACCTACAAGCCGAACTGGATGATCTACCTGGGCACCGACAACGAGGAGGACAGGTGGCTCACTCTGCACATCGTGAGTCAGTCTCCTGACTCCTACGACGACCTGAAGACGGTCAGGGTGAACCACTCGTTCCTGGTGCCGATGGCTACCTACAACGAGGCGAACTGGCTGGCATGGATCTTCGACCGGATCAGGGAGGTGGAGACCCACGAGGCTGGTGAGTTCTTCATGCTCGATGAGCTCAGAGTCTTCGGGCCTCATCACGGGAACGGCGAGGACCCGTACCGGACCTGGTTCGTGGGCGACTACGAGGACACGCGAGTGGCGGCGGGGAAGGCACGTGATGAGGTTCGCTGAGACGATCAAGCACGTCGACCCAGACCTGGTGATCAGTCGCCGGCACGAGGAGTGGCTGTCGAAGAACGACCACCCGATGTACTCAGCGATCGCCGTCGACTTCGCGATGTCACAACTGGGCAAGGTGGACAGGAAACGTGAGGGCACGCTCAGTGCCAGCTCGCTCGGGGAGTGTGAGCGGTACCAGCAGTTCGTGTTCATGGGGATGCCGAAGCTCCCGTTCGATGCCAAGAACGCGGCCAAGATGCAGAACGGGATGTTCATGCACTTGCGCTGGCAGATGGAGGGCCTGACCGAGGGCTGGCTGCGACTCGCCGAGGTGCCGGTACACAGCGATGCATACCATCTGATGGGTACGATGGATGGAATCAACTACGATGGATCCATCCTGGAGCTGAAGAGCATCAACGCCAACGGATTCAGTCGGATCGCGGCCTTCGGACCACTGCATCCGCACCTGTTCCAGATGGCCACGTACATGCTCTGCACGGCTCGGGACAAGGGCGTGTTCCTGTACGAGAACAAGGACACCCAGGAGTACACCGAGATCGTGGTGGATCCAGACGATCTGCCGATGACCGAGGTGCTGATCAAGGCCGAGAAGATGTGGGAGAGCACCGAGCGCAAGGAGCTGAGTGAGCCGCTGAGCGACTGCATGGACAAGAAGGGCTGGAAGTACAACAGCTGCCCGTTCCGGGACCGGTGCCTGTTCGTCTACGACTGGGCGGAGGCGGAGCGATGAGTGCACAGATCTGCATCGAGTGTGGCGACGACGACGCGACCGAGGGCCACCTGTTGTGTCTGGACTGCCTGGAGGAGACCTATGTTTCACGTGAAACGAGGTCGGGATGAAGGTGATTCCAGAGGTCCGCGCACCTGATCGTCGGTTCAGTCATCGGCTCACCGATGTGGAGACGATCGAGGGCCTGCCGGACATCGAGGAACTGCAGGACGAGCTGCTGGGCTACGTCAACATCATCCTCGGGAGAGCTGACCCGCCCCTGCAGCTGGATGGGTTCTATCTCGATCTGATGGAGGTTGCCGCGGTCTACTACGCGCGGGCCAAGGAGATCGACATGCTCATCCACTGGGAGGAACAGAACCGTCGCGTGATCAGAGGCAGCCCGTACTACCGGTTCCGAACCGGGCAGTTGAGGAGCTTCATCGACATGTCGAAGATGATGGCGGACCTGGGGAGTCGCCGGCTGACACAGGAGAGACTGCTGAACGAACAGAGGTATGACAGTGGCAACGGCGCAGACTGAGCCCACGTTCGACTGGGAGCACTTCTACGACTTCACCTACTCCGAGGGCGAGTGCCTGCGTTGGAGTGGGTTCATCAACCCGAATGGGTACGCCCAGTACCGCGACCCGGCCACCGGACAGCGGGTGCTGGCCCATCGCTGGATCTACTCCAAGCTGGTGGCACCGATCCCCTCTGGTCTGGTGATCGACCATGTGCGGGGCAGGGGATGTCTGCATCGGGACTGCGTGGAGATCGACCATCTGGAGGCGGTCACTCACCGGGAGAACGCTCGTCGGTACTCGGAGGCTCAGACTCACTGCAAGCACAACCACGAGTTCACACCAGAGAACACCTACGTGGTGACGAACAAGCTGGGCTACTCCGAGCGGCACTGCCGTACCTGCCAGCGCGAGGCGAACAGGCGGTACAACGCACGGAAGCGTCGGGAGCGGGAGAACGCATGATCATCCCGACCTACTGCTGCGGGGAGTGGCGCAACGGACGCTGTCACTACTGTCCCGTGCTCCGGGCGCGGGAGCGGGCCATTCACAGTGTTGAAGACCATACTCAGCAGTGGTGGCGGGAAGAGGCGTTCAAGGCTGCCGATCGGGTGATGAGGCGGATGGAGAGCTTCACCACCGATGACATCTGGATCGACCTGGAGAAGCGGGGAGTGGAATCTCCGCACGAGCCCAGAGCTATGGGCCCGATCGTGCGGGTACTGACGGGGAGCGGTGAGATCAAGTTCACCGGGGCATACACCCAGAGTGTGATCCCGCGGGGACACGGAAGAACTGTCAAGATCTACACAGTGATCGCGTGAGGAGACAGCGATGAGCGCACAGGTCCTGGAGCGGAATGAGGAGTCGCGGGAGGAGACCCGCGAGGACCTCCACGCTGCCAACAGAGCTCGCCTGGTGGCCAAGCAGCGGTATGAGGCTGCCCTGATCAAGGCGCGGGCAGAGGGCTGGAACAACTCCCAGATCGCACGAGCTCTGGGGGTGAGTGAGGCTGCCGTCCGCCTGTACTGGAAGCGTCACCCGTACCTGGTCCACGATCTCTCTACCGTTGTAGAAGTCCATACCGAAGAGAAGGTGGCATCCTGATGGCCGGTTTCACCGACTGCTCGCACAACATGTTGTTCACGCTGAACGCTGCGAAGTGGACAGCTGATCTGAACAAGAGCGGGCAGGGAGATCTGGTCGGGTACCAGGAAGCTGAGGGGAAGGGACAGCGGGACACGCTCACGAACTGGTGCGGGAAGAACGGAAGAGGGCTGTACTTCCCCAAGGGCACGGGCAACCCGATCTCGTGGAAGACGAGCATGTTCGAGCCCTACGGTCCGAATGGGAAGCCGTACCAGGGCATGAAGACGGTGCACCCGAGTGCGATCGCGATGGGGATCAACGTCAAGTACAACCCGGAGCGTGACTTCATCTGGGTGGGTCTGAAGCACAAGGAGAGCGGGAAGAGCATCCTGCGGATCAACGTGCACCCGATCGCCGGCGCGACCAAGCCGGGAGTAGATGACCTGGGCCCGGTGGCCAGCCAGTGGAAGAACTGGGGCATCCAGCAGTACTGGCTGGACATCATCAGCTTCACGGCCAAGGAGCTCAGTCGCGGGACTGGGGACAAGAAGAGCCAGAAGCGGTTCTGGGATGTGGTGCTGCTCGGTGGTGACTACAACGGCGACTTGCTGCTGCAGAGCACGGACGAGTGGTACTACCCGAGCCGGATCCTGCCCAGCCTGTACGTCAAGGACTCCCAGACCAAGGGCCTGGATCACCTGCAGCATGCCTACGGCTCTGATGTGAAGGCGGGGAAGAGATGGGCGGTGAGTGGGAACACCGACCACCGGATCCACTTCGTGACTCGTACCTTCGCCTCAGTAGACGACACACCTGGGAAGTGATATCACCCAGAGTGATATCAGTGTGGTTTGATATCACCATGAGTGATATCACCAGGAAGGCCATCATCGTTCGGCTACCAGAGGAGTTCGTGACCCTGGTCGACATCAGGGCCAAGGAGCGAGGGATCTCCCGGAACGAGTGGTTCATGAGGATGACCAAGTACGGGCTCTTCGAGAAGGACAAGGTCCAGTCGCCGGCCGAGAAGCCCACGGCGAAGCGGAAGTTCGTGGTCGCTCCGAGTCGCTAGCCTGATCCCATGGCCAACCTGCCGAGCTTCCGCCACATCCACTGCTCGTCCAGGTTCGACCGCTCAGCTGCCTCTCTGGATGCCGACATCACCGACTGGCAGCAGAACAGCTCCCTGATCACGCTGACTGAGGTCTCAGAGGACAGGCGAGCTGTGCAGCTGCGGGCTCAGGGCTGGGGCTACTACTACGTGAAGAGCGGCTCCTACGCAGACGACTGTGCGGTGGGCTGGGACAGCTCGGTGTGGAAGCGCGTGTCCGGAACCACCCGGAAGCTGAGCAAGCCCTACGTGCGCGCGCTGTCGGGGAACGTGGTGCCGATCTACTCGATCACTGTGGTGCTGAAGCGAGTGGATACCGGACACCGGCTGCTGGTCAGTGCTACTCACTTCCCCGCCCACATCGAGGGCGCTCATGGCTGGCGTACCGACATGGCGCACTGGCAGGGCCGGAAGGCCGCCTATCTGAGCGCTCTGGGGAACTGGTCCAACCATGTGAACAACCAGTACCGGAAGCAACATGTGGATGCAGCTCTGCTGGTGGCGGACTGGAACCTGAACCTGAAGGAGCACTGGGTACGGAACACGATCATGGATCGTTGGGGTCCGAACTGGCATCTGGCCTGGCAGGCGTACCCGACTGCGGGAGGAAGCCTCCATGGCGGGCCCACAGCGCCGCTGGGAGCGCCTGGGGTGAGCAGAGGCGACCGGATCATCGACGGCAGCATGTACCGCGGTCTGAAGATCACTGACCCGCCCAACCTGATGTCGCGGGTGAGCAGCTCGGACCATCGCCCCTTCCACGAGTCCTTCCGGTTCATGGACAAGGCCGAGCGTCCAGATGACACCTCAGCTCCCTCTGGTGACCACAAGCCCGGTGATGCGTGGTGGGGGTTCGGGGACTACATGACCGACGAGATCTACGACGTCACCAGAGCTACGGGCTCATCCGGCGGTGAGGTGCTCTGAGATGCCTCGGGTCGTCACCAACGTCAGCCTGGGAGACCGGGTGTACCGGCTCCGCAAGGAGCTGGGTTGGTCAGGGCGACTGCTAGCTCTGCACATGCAGAAGGCAGGCCATCCCGCCTGGCGTCACACCCAGGTGTACATGACCGAGAGCGGCACGCGGCATCTACGGGTCTACGAGGCCTACTCGATGGCGGACATCCTGCGAGTGTCACTGGAGGACCTGGCCTTCGGGATGGAGGGAGACGACGTCGAGCTGATGCTGTCCAGCAAGGCTCGCCGGCTGCTGGCGGAGCGAGAAGCTCTACAGGAGCGTCTGGTGAAGGTGGACAAGCTGTTGCTGGGCTACGGGCTGCGTGACCTGCGGGCCTGGGAGGTCTCATGAAGGACTGGCTGTTGATCATGCTGTCCATCGGGGCTGGCGTCCTGGCCGCGCTCGTGTTCTGCTACCTGTTGTTCGGATGGGTGTTCGGACCCTGAGGAGGAACGATGAGCAACGATGCCTTTCACTGGATCGTGGTGATCTCGCTGATCGTGATCATCATCCTGTTGGCGCTTCCACTGCGCGTACGGCGCTGAACAGGGTACGGTCCGCCCATGATCAAGATGCTCGCGGCCACTGCCGCTACTGCTGTCATGGGGCTGACCATGGTAGGAACGACCACTGCTGCACACGCTGACCCGTGTGACCACGATGGCCACGGCCATCCTCCCTTCTGCCCACAGCCGCCTCCTCCGGTGCCGGTTCCCACGGGCTTCAACATCATCCTGGGCACGAGCCACAGCGACCGTCTGCCGGGCACCGCTGGCCGGGACGCGATCTTCGGCTTCGGTGGGCTCCGCGATGTGCTGATCGGTGGACATGGCCGAGACCGTCTCTACGGCATGCGCGGGCACGATGTGCTGCGTGCTGTGGACGGTGAGCGCGATGTGGTCAACGGTGGCCGCGGGCGTGACCGCTGCGTGGTGGACGCCATCGACGTGGTGCGGAACTGCGAGACCATCATCATCCGATGAGCGTCCTGTGGATCATCGTCATCGTGTTGGTCGTTCTTCTCCTGGCGTACGTGCTAGTGGGTAGAGGTCGCCGATAACCTGAGGACATGGCAGCCAAGAGAACCACGTCACTCCCCTTGAATGAGCTCACTGCTGAGCAGCTGCTACTGCATGTCGTCATACCCACCCTCAATCGCATGGAGAAGAAGATGTCCGAACTTGCTCAGTCCGTAGTAGACCTGCAGTCGGCTGTCGATGGGGTGGCCCAGCGGCTGCTCCCGGAGATCGCGGCTCTCGAAGAGGCCCTGGCTGCGGCCCAGGCCGACGATGCAGACGCGGCTGCTGCAGCTGCTGATGCTGCTGCTGCGGTGGCGAACATCCGGACCGAGGTGGACCGTCTCAACGCGCTGGGCACCGACCCCAGCACGCCGGTGGACACCGAGACGCCTCCGGCAGAGCCGCCGCCGGTCGAGGTGCCTGCGGACCCGAACGCTCCGGTCGTGGACAACACGCTCCCGGGCGACCTGCCTGAGGACCCTCAGGTCAACCCGTTGAGCTGATCGCATGACCCTGATGGGGGTCGACCTGGGCATTCACAAGGTCGCGTGCTTCGTGCCTGGGGAGCGACCCGATGCTCAGATCCTGGAGAGCAGCAGCGCTAGCTCCCGGGCGCTGCAGCTGTGTGAGCTGAGCTCGTTCGTGCATGACATGGCCGGCCTCCATCAGGTAGATCAGGTGTGGATCGAGGACACCCTGGTCGGGAACAACAAGAAGTACTCGATCAAGCTGACGGAGGTCAGGGGAGCTGTGATGGCTGCCCTGGCCCTCCACGCAGACGTGCGTCTGGTGAATGTGGCCACCTGGAAGGCGCAGGTGGTCGGGGATGGTCACGCATCGAAAGATGCGGTGAGGGACTACATCCATGTCACTCACTCTGACTATGCTGCGCTCTGTGGGAGTAACCAGGACCTCTACGACGCCTGTTGCATCTCCCTCCACGGACAGCAGATCAGGGAACGGGCCTCCGGGCTCCGCCTGGTCCCTTGACGACTGGCTCGATGAGACCGGGCAGCGGATGCCCGATGAAGACTCCGAGCGCTGGGTCAGCTACAACATCTCCGACCTCTACCCCGAGTGGCAGCAGCAAGCTCACTGCGCCGGCGTAGGGGTCTCGTACTACTTCGGGGATGAGGAGGAGCAGCCCACCATGTCGATCCGGCAGGTGCGAGCTGCAACTAAGCTCTGCGATGTCTGCCCAGTCTTCACTGAGTGCCTGACGTGGGCGTTGTCCGCGCGCGAGGAGTACGGAGTCTGGGCAGGCACCTCAGGTCGGGTTCGTCGCCGGATCTTCAAGATGATGGACAATGGCGAGACCACGGTCCAAGAAGTGGTGGAGGAGTTCCGGAATGGACGAGGTCACACCTATCGCATCGGGGCGCAAGAAGGGTCGACGGTCACAGCGACAGACCTTGTCCCGGGAGATCGAGGACAAGGCCCGCGAGGCCTACCAGATGCAGATCTCCGGGAAGCTGCCATCTGAGATCGCCGAGCACCTCAACACCACCGTCGACATGGTCGACCAGCTGCTCAGTGAGCGGTTCAAGGCCGATGCCCAGCGACTCACCTCAGGAGACCGTCAGTACCTGCTCGCCCAGGAGCTGATCGCGCTCAGCCAGCTGAAGGCCGCCGTCTGGCCCTCGGCGATGATGGGTGACCCGAAGAGCGTGGACTCCGCGGTGCGGATCATCCTGGCCGCGCACAAGGTGGCTGGTCTGGAGCAGGTCGACCCGGTCGTGAACAAGAACCTGGTCCTGGTGATGGGGGACAAGGAAGAGGACTACATCGCGGCCCTGAAGGCCACCAACAGCGACTAGCCGACGCCAGGAGACTGAAGACATGAGCGCTGCGAACGTGCCGATCGAGATCGACCAGGGTGAGGACTGGACTGGCACGGTCGTCTACACCGATGACTTCGACCAGCCGTACAACGTGATCGCCCCCTGTCGGCTGGACATCAAGAACAACGCCGGTGCGACCCAGCTCTCGCTGAGCACTCCGGACACCGTGGTGCCCGAGGGCACGATCCCGGACATCGGCCTGAGCTCGGAGATCGGGCTCCTGCAGCTGCACATCGAGGACTCGGTGACCGCAGCCCTGATGCCAGGGGTCTACAAGTACGACCTGTTCGTGACCGTGAACGACGGCAACGAGTACGCCGGGAACCAGGTGCAGAGGCTGATCTACGGCACGGTCACGGTCAACCAGCGAGTCACCACGCTAGGGAGCTAGAGCATGAGCAACGTCGTACGTCTGGTCAGTGGCGGGAGCATCCAGGTCCGCACTGGCGTGATCCAGGGGATCGGGCCTCAGGGCCCGAGAGGTGTGGCTGGTCCGCAGGGACCTGATGGTGAACAGGGCCCAGTCGGTGACACTGGCCCACAGGGACAGATCCTGCAGCTCCAGGGCATGTCCACGGTGGCCACCAACAACCCGCTGTCCTCGGGCGCGGACACGGTGATCGCCTTCGGCTCTGTCTCCTATGACGATCTCAGTGCCTTCACATCGACATCGAACATCACCTTGACCGCAGCTGGGGACTACCTGCTCTCTGCCTGGCTGCGGTTCGACGCTGCTACGGCCACCAAGCGCGAGGTGTGGTTCCAGACCGGTGCGACCACGATCGCCCGGAAGTCGGTGATGGCTGACACCGGCATCTTCTACGTCGACCTGGCCATGCCGTTCCGTGCTGCTGGTGGGGAAGTGGTCAACGTGCACGCGCTCTCGGGCGTGGCCACGGGTGTCTCCCAGGGCTCGGTCTCGGTGACCCGCGTTGGGTCTGGGCCACCGGGACCTGTCGGGCCACAGGGCATCCAGGGCCCGATCGGTGCCACTGGTGCACAGGGGCCACAAGGCGTGGCGGGAACGGCGAACGCCGGGTTCTCCTCGTACGCGCTGCTGCTTCCCCACTAGCATCAGCGCATGACGTTCGACCAGGCGCAGTCTCCGCGTCTGGGCCAGCGCGTACCGGTCGAGTCCACCTACGTCCGGATGTTCTCGGGGACCGAGATCCCCGAGGCTGCCTGGCCCGGTCAGCTGATTTTCCGCACCGACGAAAAGATCCTGCAGGTCTACGACGGTGAGGCCGAGGCCTGGACCGATGTCGCGGGTGGAGTGGCTGGCCAGCTCACCTTCATCGGTCCGACTCAGCCGGTGGCTCAGGCTGTCGGTGACACCTGGTACGACTCCGATGACGGCTACAAGCTCTACGTCTGGGACGGCACCACCTGGACGGTAGCGGTGGCGGGAGCTGTGGCCGGCACGGTCACGGAGTACTCGGTGAACTCCTCGGAGACGGTCGCTCCGACCACGGGCTGGTCTACTGCTACGCCTACGCGCGCGCCTGGGACCTTCATCTGGGTGCGCACCACCAGCACGCGCATCGACGGGACCAGCAGCACCACCAACCCGGCGCTGATGACCGGGAACACCGGTGCGACAGGCCCACAGGGCAGCGCTGGTCCGCAGGGTGTGCCGGGACCACAGGGCCCGAACGGACAGCAGCTCTACACCTGGATCAAGTACGCCGACACGCCCACCACCGGGATCAGCGACTCGCCCACGGGCAAGGCGTACATGGGCATCGCGTACAACAAGACCACTCCTACAGAGTCGAACGTCTATGCCGACTACGAGTGGAACCTGACCACTGGCCCACAGGGCTCTCAGGGCGTTCCTGGTCCGGCAGGTGCCGATGGCCAGCCCACCTACACCTGGATCAAGTACGGCACGTCTTCAGCTGGAGCTGGGCTCACCGACGATCCGACCGGCATGACCTACATGGGCATCGCCTACAACAAGACGACGCCCACGGAGGGTACGAATCCGGCGTCGTACGAGTGGAGCCTGATTCAGGGCCCGCCTGGTGCGAATGCGGCCACGATCACCCTGACTTCCACCACGCAGGTGCTGACTGCGCCCTCAGGCGGAGGAGCGACCACACCGGCCACAGCTACGGTCACCGGCACCCCGGTGAACACCACGATCTCGGTGTGGGACTACAGCGTGGACTCAGCGGCCTTCTCCACCTCGGTGCCTGCCGGGGTCTCGCGCGCGGGGAACGTGGTCACCATCACCGGGGCCACGATGACGGCCAGCACGATCGCGGTCCGGATGGGCAACGGCGCGGGAGTGGCGGACACGCTCACGGTGGCCAGAGTCTTCAACGGTGCTCAGGGAGCCACCGGCAACCCGGGCAGCACGGGTGGGACTGGAAGCCCTGGAGCTGATGCCTACACGGTGATCCTGACCAACGAGGCAGCGGTCTTCCCCGGCACTGCCACGGCAGCGGTCGCCGGCAGCACCACCAGCCAGGTGCTGGCCTACAAGGGCGCGACTCAGATCGCAGCCACCATCGGCACGATCACCGGTCAGGCGACGGGACTGACCACGAACATCACCAACAACGGGACGACCTCGGCCGGGTTCACGATCACCGTCACCACCTCGCTGACCACGGCTGGCACGCTGTCGGTCCCGATGACGGTGGATGGGATCACCTTCACCAAGAAGTTCGCCTGGACGGTCAGCTTCACCGGCGCGCAGGGACCGACCGGGAACACCGGAGCCACAGGCCCCACGGGCAACACCGGAGCGACCGGGGTCAGCGTCACTGCGATGACCCCGTACTGGGCGCAGGTCAACTACGGGTCTGCGGCTCCGGCCAAGCCGACCACGACCACTCCGGTGGCTCCCTGGGTCGCCACCGAGCCCGCCTTCGCAGTCGGTACCCAGCTGTACCGCACCGACAAGTCCACCTACTCCGACGCCTCGTTCACCTACTCCACGGTCGCCCTGTCCTCGTCCTACTCCGCCGTGGCCACCGACCGGCTCGCTCCCTCGTCCTCACCCACGCCCGACGTGATCCCTGGGATCGGTGCGTTTTACCTGCGCTGGACCGCGATCACCAACCATGACCCGGTCAGCTACGAGGTGCACATCAGCGACACCTCGGGGTTTACTCCTGGATCGGGCACGCTCTACACCACCACCGGTGGCTACTCGGCCACGGTGCGGAATCTGGTCACGCCACCTACCGTCAACGACCCCACTTCGCTGAACTACGGCCAGACGTACTACTTCAAGATCGTCGCCAAGGACGCAGACGGATCGGCCCCCGCGGGCGCGCAGGCGAACGGGATCATGTACCCGATCACCGGCGATGACATCGCGGAGAACTCGGTGCTGGCCGACCACGTCGTAGCCGGCACCCTGACTGGAGACCTGTTCAACGGCCAGCTGCTGATGGGCTCCACGATCACCACTGGAGCTCAGAACCCGGATGGCTCGATCACCGGCGCGCGGGTGGAGCTAGGACCGCTCGGACTGACGGTCTATGACTCCACAAACACTCCGATCACCGGCTTCCCGCTGGACCCGGCTCAGGACGCCTTCGTCAAGCAGGCGCACTTCGACATGCTGTCGGCGGACGTGCAGAACAACTTCACCATGCACGGCACCAACAACTCCATCGCCACTGCAGCGGGACTGAGTCTGGCTGCCGGCGTGAAGCCGCCCTCGGCCCCGGCCACGCTGACCGCGAGCTACGACAGCATCCAGTTGGACCGGACCAACTCCTATCCGCCGATGAACCCAGCGGACAACTACAACCTGGGCACCTTCCCTCTAGACCCCAGCCAGATCACCTCGATGTGCTGGATCCCGGCCGATGGCGGCTACTGGGCAGTGATCCAGCAGAAGGCTGGTGGGTTCCGAATCTGGCGGTTTAACGCCAACGGCACGATCAAGCTCAACGGGGGCACCGGTCGTCCATGGCTGGACGACTGGAACGGGCGAGACCACTGCTCGGTGCTCTACGACCCGGTGGGTGGGAACCTGGCCACGTTCTTCCGGCAGGGGACTGGATACTTCCTGTTCGGCTGGACTCCGACCGGCACCAGCATCATCAACTTCATCCCGGACTCCTGGATCCTGGACACTGACACTCGCTTCCCCACCGTGGCCTATGACCAGGCAGCTGCGAAGTACATCCTGTTCCAGTCCAACGGTGGCGCTCAGGGCACGCTGCACGCGCGACGCTTCCACGGTGTGGTCGGATCAGGCGGTCTCTGGGGCACTGCGGTCAGCGACAGTGTGTCTCAGGGACCAGCTGCCAGTGGGCTGGGTCAGCGGCTCCACGGCCTGGTCTACGGCACTCAGTCCGGTGCCACCCGCTACATCTTCTCGGCTGACACCTACCTGATCAACTACGTCTACGACTCCTCCTGGGTCATGAAGAACACCGATGGTGCCTACGAGCTCTGGAGCAAGCCGTACGCCGCACTGGCGTTCTGCCACAACGGCACCCAGTTCGCCTCGGTGGACGTGAGCGGGAAGGTCACCCTCTACAGCAACTGGACCTGGCCTCAGGCCAACGCCGTGATCTGGGTCGGCTCCACAGCGGTCGCCACGCGACCGACGCCTGACTACGAGACTCCGGTCGGGGCCAACATGGCTTCGATGACCCAGCCTCGGCGGGGCAAGCTGACCGTCACCATGCCGAAGACCGGCGACACCGGTGCGACTGACTCGGTGAACCAGTGGGGCCTGTACTACCAGCGCTCAGCGACCAAGCCCACCAACAAGACCGGGTTCAAGCAGATCGGGCTGATCGGCAACGCCGGCACCACCTCCAGCACCACGATCACAGCTGACCCCACCGGTGTGCAGCCTGCCTACGGTGTGGAGGGCGGCACGGATTCCGACTTCAGCTCCTTCCCGGGCGCGAACCCCGCCTCGCTGACCAGCTACGCCACTCTGGGTGGGAACCCCACGATCCAGCTGAACGGCGACGGCTCGGGTCGACTGGGATCTGCGTACTGGGACGTCAACGGGAACTGGACCGGAATCGGTAGTGGTGGCGCGACCTCACTGGACACCTACTCGGTGTCGTGTACTACAGCGCTGGTCAGCAGTGCTACGCCGACTCAGCTCCCTGGGGTCAGTGCCTCGGTCTCCTGCTCTGGACCATCCGACCGATTCCTGGTGATCGGCGCTGTGGACATGCGGGAGACCACTGCCAACACCGGAACCGGGATCTGTTCCCTGTACGTGGACAACGCGGCGTACGGCGAGGACAACCAGATTCTGTCCTGTAACCCCAGCACCCAGAACTCTCGGAACACCGTCCATCAGAACTGGATCGTGACCGGCCTGAGTGCGGGCAACCACACCTTCAAGCTGATGGCCTGGCAGGCTGGCGGCACCCAGGGTGGTTGGACGTTCCTCAACCAGCACTCCAAGTTCACCATTGTCCGTCTGGTCGGCCCACCAGGACCACAGGGAGCCAAGGGCGACACCGGAGCTCAGGGCATCCAGGGTCTGACTGGAGCGACGGGACCGACCGGACCCACCGGAGCTCAGGGCCCGCAGGGAGCCCAAGGTCCCATCGGTAACACGGGTGCACAGGGGCCACAAGGAACCACGGGCGCGACCGGTTCGCAGGGGCCGCAGGGCACCGCCGGCACGCCCGGTGAGAAGTGGTTCTCGGGCGCGGGCGCTCCCGCGGGCGCGACCGGGATCGTCGGGGACTGGGACCTCGACACCACTACTGGTGACATCTACGAGAAGACCGGCACCTCGACCTGGACCCTGCGCGGGAACATCAAGGGTCCGCAGGGCACTCAGGGGATCCAGGGAGTCCAGGGTGTGCAGGGCATCCAGGGGCCGCAGGGCAACACCGGAGCCACCGGCCAGGCCGAGGCCTGGTGGTCCGGGTCCGGGGCTCCGGCTGGAGCGACTGGAGCGGTCGGGGACTTCTATCTGGACACTGCGTCGGGAGATGTCTACGAGAAGACCGGAGCCAGTGCCTGGACGCTGCGGGGCAACATCCGTGGCCCCCAGGGCGCGACGGGTGCTCAGGGCCCGCCAGGAGGCAGCACAGCCGGTTCGGTGAACGTGGTGGACGAGAGCACCACGGTGATGGCCAACGCTACTCAGCTCACCTTCCAGGGCACCGGAGTCACCGCGACCGCTGGTGTGGCCGGCGAGGCCGTGGTCACGATCCCCACTCCCTCGGCACTGCCCCCGAACGGAGCAGCGGGTGGGGACCTGGGTGGGAGCTACCCGAACCCCACGGTGCCTGCTCTGACCAGCAAGGCGAACGTCGTGCACACGCACGTCAAGTCCGACGTCACCGACTTCCTGCACGCGGCTAGCCACGGCTCGGGTCAGCCGGACGCGATCCTGATCAACGCCAACCAGGTCAGCGCCGGCATCATGGGCGTGAATCGGCTCGGCAACACGCCACTGGCCACCACCTACCTGCGCTCGGCTGGTACGTCCGGAGCGGCGGACTGGATCAGCGCTGCGAGCTTGAAGACCGATCTGGGAGCTGGAGCAGCCAGCGGTCTGGCCACCCTGGACGCCTCCACCAAGGTGCCGGTGGCTCAGATCCCGCAGCTCACTCCCTCGGTGACGGACTCGACAGTCCGAGACCCATGCAAGACCGCGACCACGGCGAACATCACGCTGTCCGGCGTCCAGCTGATCGACAACGTGACGGGGACCGCCGGGGATCGGGTGCTGGTCCAAGCTCAGACCAACCAGTACGAGAACGGCATCTACGTGATGGCCTCGGGCGCGTGGGCGCGCGCTGCGGATGCGAGCACCGCGGCTGGGGTCGCGCAGGGGACTCGGGTGTACATCACCAACGGGTCGCAGTGGAAGATGCACACGTTCACCCAGATGCTGGCGGTCACCACGATCGGCACCGACAACCAGCGGTGGCGCATCTACAACGTGATGGAGGCATCTCAGTCGCTGCTGAGCCCGGCGGCCATCGGCCAGGGCCACACGTACTACAACATGACCCAGAAGACGGTGGCTGTCTACGACGGGTCGAACTGGCAGGACGCTACCGGCCGGTCGATCGTCACGTCGACCACTCGGCCATCGACCTTCGGTCTGGCTGCCGGATACCAGTTCTACGAGACCGACACCGGGCTGTCCTACATCTACTCCGGCGGGAACTGGGTGCCGATGAGCTCCGGCGCGTTCAAGTTCCCGTGCCGGGTCGCTACCACTGGCCCGATCACACTCTCGGGGCTGCAGACGATCGACGGTGTGAGCGTGGCGGCGGGCGACCGGGTGCTGGTGAAGAACCAGGGCCCGAACTCCGGCAACGGCATCTACATCGCAGCTACCGGAGCCTGGACTCGCTCTCCGGACACCAACACCTCGCTGCTGATGGCAGGCGCGTCGACGACGGTGAACGAGGGTCAGTGGACCGGGCGCGTCTTCCAGAACAAGTTCAAGGCCACCGACACGCTGGACACCACCGGCATCGACTGGTGGTTCCACATGGACAACCTGTCCGGGTCGCTGTCCTACGCGCCACTGTCGACCACCGCGTCACTGTCGTACGTCCAGTCCCGGGGCATGAACTTGATGACCAACGGTCTGGCGGGGACCGGGGACAACACCAACTTCTCGCAGATGCAGCTGATCACCTCGGACTCGCCTGCTGGAGGCGGGTCGTTCCACCTGGTGCCCACCGGAGTAGCGACCACGGTGTTCTCCGACGAGATGATCCCGGTCGACCCGAACATGACCTACCAGCTGAACTGTCAGGCCAGGCAGGCTGGTGCTTCGACAGATGACGCGCTGTACCTCGGGCTGGTTGAGCTCGACATCAGCGGGATCTCGATCGACCCGTCGACGAACAGCTACCAGGCGGGCACGATGACCACGCTCGCGGCTCAGGTGCTCAACGGAGCGACCACGATGACACTCACGTCGTCAGCGAACTGGAACCCAGGTGGTGCCACCAGCACCAGTCGTGGCATCCAGATCTGGAACTACACCGATGCCAAGGGCAAGCTCTGGCCCGCCGGCACCTACACCCGCAACACCATCTACCCCGGCGCGTACAACGCGATCGCCGGGAACGTGCTCACCCTGTCGA